CGACTCAATCGGGTTCTTGAAGTCAAATGTGGCAATGAACCCGAGCGTCTTGCCAGCGGCGACGCCAAGAAACTCAAACGCAGTGGTAACGCCGCGAACAGCAATTGCAGCTTGTTCGAGAGTGACCGTAAGAGCGCGGACAACACCGCTGTCCCCAATGAATTGCGCAGTCTCAGTGAGCGTGTTCTTGAGGCGGTTCCACGCCGCTTGAAAGCCCTCTACAGACTTTGTTCCGTCTCCATAAGTCTCGACCAGCGATTTGCGAAGCGCCGGCAGAAAGTCGTCGGATAGTAATTGACCGGTTTCTACCAGACGGATCAATTCCGACGTGCTAAGGCCAAGCCCTCGCGCCGTTAGTTCAAGAGCGCCGGGCAACGAGTCGCCCAACTGCTGACGCAGTTCTTCGAGCGATACGACGCCCTTGCTCGCAGTTTGGGCCAGGGCGTCGAGGATCAAACCCGTCCGCTGCGATGACAGACCAAGCTGCCCCGAGGCATTTATAACGGCACGAAACAGGCTTTCTGTCGTTTCAAGCGGCACGTTGGCGCCGTTGAGCGCAGCCTGGAACTTGACGTAGGACTGGCTGATCGCCCCGATCGCAACGCCCGCGTTGTTCGATACTTCGCGCAGAATCTCGATCTGCCTGGCAGCCTGCTCGGTGCTACCAGTGACAAGCGCGAGCGAGCGGCGCAGCGTCTCAATCTGGACGTTTGCCTCAACGAACCGGCTTGCGAGTTCAAATCCACCGTAGATCGCCGCGAGTTGACCGAATGCCTGCGACACAACTCGCGTCGCTGCACCAGTCTTTCCAATCTGTTCGGGCGTTTTCGCAAGTTCGTCGTTTAAATCACGAAAGCGCACTTGAGCATTGGCAAACGCTCGATCAAACTCTTGGGCGGTGACGTTCGTGTTGTTCTTGAGCGTGACCATCGAGCGGACAAGCTCGTTGATCTCAGCCTTGATGGCTTCTGCAGATCGAACGCCGGCTACACCAAAAGCGTCGTTGAGAGTTTTCTGCGCAGCCGCCGTGCGGCGTGCTTCATCTGCAACCTGCCGCTCCGCTACTTCGGCTTCGTTCAGCGCCTTCGTCCATAAATTAACGTAGTTGCGAGCCTCTTGCAGCTTGCGGTATTCAGCGGCCTTCTCAGCCGCGGCTTTCTGCTGCGCCCATTCGCGTTCCTCGCGTGCTGCTTCTTCAATGACGAGGTTGTATCCCTCGACGGCGAGTTTGGCTTGCCCGACTTCCTGGCGCAGCGACGTGAGCGATGCTTCGACTCGCCGCTGGGCTTCGGCCGACGTGGACGCTGACACGCCAAGCCGCTCAAGTTCGGCGCGCGACTCAGCCAGTTTGGAGTTCTGCCCGGCTAGGGTTCGCTCAAGACGCTGCGCAGCCGTCGATGCGCGGTTGTACGCATTCTCGGCTTTGGTCAGCGCGGATTCGTTCTCACGCAAGTCGCCGTTGGCAGACTTGAGCGTTGCCTTCTGCTCGGCCAGGGTGTTTTCAAGTTCCGCGATGCTCCGCTGCAATTCGCGGTTCTTGGCGCGGTAGGAGTCAGTATTGCGCTCGGCGCCTTGGTACTCCGCTCGCAGTAGGTTTAGCGCAGCTTCTTGCTCGCGCAGGCGGACAGCAGTAGTGTTGACGGCCTGCTGTGCAGCGACTTGGGCAGCGCGGAATCCCTCGACAACCGTGCGCTGCTCATTGAATGATGTCTGTAGTTGCTCGACATTGGTCCGCGCCTGAGCAAATGACGCGCTGGTCTTTGTAACCTGTTCCTCAATGGCGTTCAGCGCAGCGACCGCATCGCCCTGCTCGGCAACGCGGTCCAGGGCTTGGCCAAGCCGCACAAATTCCGGCGTGGCTTCGCCGCCTTCTTTCGACAGTTGATCGAGTTCAGAAGCGAGTTTCTTGACTTGCTCCGACCCGCTCGTGGTCGCTGCAATCCGAAGCTCGATGTCGCGCGAGTTTTCAGTCGCCATCGCTCATTCACCAAAATAAAAACGGGGCGTCAGGGTTTTAACCCCGACGCCCCGAGCCGGCCCCCGTCACCCGATGATTAGGCGTCGCGCAGATGCACGGTGAACGGCTCGTTGAAGCCGACCGGCGTCTTCATGCGGCCCGGCAGGGTGATCGACGCGAAGTCGTCGGCTAGGAAGTTGAACGCCGAGTCAGCAGCGATAACCGCCTCGAACACCGTCACGATCACCGGCTGGTTGTCGGCGAAGTTCTTGCCGTCTAGGCGGAACCGGGCGCGCAGTTGCGCGTCGGTGATGCCTCGCACTTCGGTGCCGGTGATCGCGCTGAACGCACCGCTCACGCGCACGAACTGGTCGTTGGCAATGGCGCCACCGGGCAGTTCCTTGACCCAACCGAGTTGCTTGTTCAGCAGGTAGTCCACGCCCTCGACGTAGTTCGGACCAGACGCCGTGATCGACGTGCTCGCAACGGTCTGCGACGCGCTCACGGTGTAGGTGCCCGTGTTGCCCGTGCCGGTGCCAAGCGCCGTGATCGTGGTGCCAGCGGTCACGCCCGCGCCAGTGATCGTTTGACCAACATGCAGCGAGCCCGAGGACACAGCCGAGACGGTCAGGGTCGTGCCGCTGATCGCGCCCGTCACGCTGGCCGCGTCGCCGGCCACGGTGATCGTGCCGGTCAGGTTTGCGCGCGACAGCGCCACCCACTTGTCCACCTTGACGCGGATGCGCTCGTTGGTCAGCGTGCCGGCAGTCTGGCTCAGAGCCGCGGTCGTGCCAAGCAGCGCAATCGCCAGCGACTCTTTGTTGACCTCGGACAGCGCGATGGTCAGGTCGGCCGGCTGCGGCACAGCCACCGACTCAATCACCTGGCCGTAGGTGTTGCGGCCGCGGGAAGTCTTTTCCTTGAGGTCAACGTTCGGTTTGATCTCAAACTGGTCGCACTCGTAAGGACCGCTGTAGTCCTCGAAGACGCCGTTGACGAAGCGCGCGATGTAGAGATCGCCAGCGCCCAGGAATGCGCGAGATGTCATAGTGGTTCTCCAAAAACAGGAATGAGTTTAAGGGTGACGCGAGTAAAACGCTGTCCGGTCCAATTTCGTTACGGCTCGGCTAGGTTCTCGACAAAGGTGATGCGAATGGCAATTGATCCCGACACAAACGCCGTGCCGTCCTCGCGCACGCCGATCTGACGACCAGCGTACTCAAGCTCGCTTGGGCGCACCGCGCCGTCGAATGAAGGGTCAACACCAAAGATCGCCTTCTTCAAGTCGGCAAGGATCAAGTGCGCCTTGTCGTTCGGGTTCATGGGATCACACTCGTCATGCCCCTCGATTTGATATGACTGGCGCACTTTCGCCTCGGTGCCCTTGGTGGCCTGCACGTCATCCTCGTTTTCAACGATGACGATGCACGGCAGTTCTTCCGGCACCAAGTTGATCCGACCACGGAACACGCGCAGACCGATGTCGGTGTTGTATCCGTTGGCGATGGAGATCGTGCCGACTCGATCCGACACTTTCTGCGCGAGCATGCTGGCTTTGCTCATACGGTGAGCCTTTTATTGATTTCACGAACAACGTTGTCGCCGACCGTCTGCTCCAAGTCGCGCCGAACCATCGGCAGGATGACGGCGGCGGTTTTCCGAAACACCGACCATGCTTGAAGGCGGTACATTGCCTTCATTTTTCCTTTGCCTTTGCGGTCGGTATTTTCGCGCTGCATGACAAGAACACCTGGAGCCTTCTTCGTATCGCCAAAGAAGGCATACGGGATCACGACGCGGCGACCCTTGATGAACTCGAAACTAATGCCCGCCTGCTTCTTGCCGACCGGGATTTCGCGGAAGGTTGAGCCCGTGCGCAGAATGAATGGAAGGCGCTTGTCTTTGCGGCGAGGGTTGCGCAGCATTTGCGCGGCGCGACGCCCGTCCTTGGTAATCCAGGTCGGGCCTTTGGCTAGACTGTTGTCGAAGCGCACCGGCACCGAAACCTGCCGCGGCGCGAACTGGCGAATGTTCGACGGCCGCAGTGCTGACTTCTTGCTGCCCGATCCGCCGCGGAACGCAACGATCTTCGCCTGCGGTTTGCGCTCGTCGTTGGCAGCAATGAACTGCATCCGTTCTTCAAGGTACGCGCGGGACCAGTTGATGCGCTTGGTCATGCGCGTCAGCGAGTCCTTGTACGCCCGCTCGCTGACGAGGTTGACGGCTCTCAGCGAGACGCGGTTGATGTCAGCAGCGTCGATTTGGCCGAGTCGCTGTGCTACGCGCCCCACGTCCAGGGTGTTGATGACGACTGCAAACGCCACGATCAGACCTTGCGCAGAACGTACCTGGCGAAATAGCCGTCGTCGTCAACTCGCGCATCG